TCGCCGCCGCGATGGAGTGGCTCCGGATGAACGGATTGCGCGGGGCAACGCAGATCGCCAATACGTCGAGGCGCGAGATCGCCGATCACATTGACGAAGGTGTCGCGAAGAACGAATCCTCGCACCAGATCGCGATGCGGATACTCACGTCGGTGCGATCGCGAAGACCCGCGCGGTCGGAGGTGATCGGGCATACCGAAGTCCACGCGGCGTCGAACTACGGCTCGCTATCCGCCGCGCAGCAGACGCGGGCGCAGATGGCGAAGTTCTGGGTGCATATGGCGGACAACCGGGTGCGGGACTCGCACCGGGCCGCCGGCGGGCAGCGTCGGACGCTGGACGATGCGTTCCTGGTGAGCGGTGAGCGGCTGATGTTCCCCGGCGACGTGTCGATGGGCGCCTCCCCTGGCACGGTTGTGCGGTGCCGGTGCCATATCGCCTATGGCTCGGCTGAACGGATGGCGCCGCGGCGTCCGCGGCGCGTGGCGTGACGAGGGAGGGAGCGGCAATGGAATACACAAAATACTTTGACTTCGCGTTGAAAGAGATAGCCGACGATGCGGCGGGCCAGTTCACTGGGTACTGTTCGACCTTTGGCAATACCGATCTTCAGGGCGACATCGTGATGCCGGGTGCGTTCGCTCACACGCTGAAGTCATCGCGGGGTAAGGTGCCTATCCTCATGGGTCACCAGATGGCGCGTATCGTCGGGTTCGGCTTATCCGCCGAGGAGGACGAGAAGGGGCTGAAGGTGACCGGCCAGTTCACGCTCGACTCCGACGAGGGCCGCAATGCCCACGCGGTCGCGAAGCACGCATCGCAGGTCGGACACAAACTGGGGCTGTCGATCGGCTACGGCATTCGCAAGAACGGCTCGGAGTACGACGAAGCGACTCAGACGAGGAAGCTGAAGGATCTGGATCTCTGGGAGTACAGCATTGCCTGTGTTCCCGCGAATCCGAGAGCCAGAATCTCCGCCGTCAAGGCGAATGAATCATGGACCGAACGGGATTACGAGCAGTACCTGCGGGAAGCAGGGCTCTCACGGGAAGCCGCGAAACGCTTTGTCTTGCGCGGCTTTGGTGCTCTCGATCAGCGGGATGCTGACGGCAGCGACAACGGCGCGGATGCGGCGGCGTTCAGCCGCGATCTGCGCGAACTGCGGGATTACATCACGCTGACAGGAGTATAGGCAATGGCTGAAGGATCGTTGATGAACAATGAAGATCGCGAGCAGGTAAAAGGTATCCTGCTCGAATTCAAGGATGCATACAAGAACGTTCGCGAGGAAGTCGCGAAGCTCGGCAAAGCCGACTCCGCGACGCTGGAGCGAATCGACAAACTCGATCTGGCGATGAAAGAGGTGCAGGAGCGGCACGAGGCCGCGTCCAGACGCGCCGACGCGCTCGAAGTCAAGCTGAACGAGAAACCGCGCGAGCGGGTGCCGAGCCAGTCGATCGGCGACATCGTGATCGCCGACGCCGGGTTGCAGGCGCACATCAAGAGCGGATCGCGCAACGGGTACACCGTATCGGTTCCGCGTGGTCTGTACGGCCAGAAAGACATCACCGGCGTTTCGCGGAGCGTCCCCGAATCGCTCCCCGGTATCGCGCCGGGGCCGCGTCTGGCGATCGGCGTCCGCTCGCTGGTTCCGCAGGGGACGACGACGGCGGGCGCGATCACATACGTGGTCGAGACGTCGTTCACCAACAACGCCAATGTGGTCGCGGAAGGCGCGGCGAAGCCGAAGAGCGACAAGGTGTTCACTCCGACGACGCAGCCGGTTGAGACGATCGCGCATTTTTTCAAGGTGTCCAGACAATCCTACGAGGACCTGCCGGGGCTCGCCGCGCAGATCGAATCGAACGGGATCTACGGCGTGCAACTGAAAGAGGACCAGCAATTGTTGAACGGTACAGGGACCGCTCCGCAGTTGAAGGGATTCATGCCGGTGGCGGCGGCGGCGCCGGCGCCCGGCGGTACGGATGCAACTCTGGTCGATGCGGTGGGAGCGGCTATCTTTGACCTGGCATCGAAGGGTTACATGGCGGACGGCTCGGTGATGAATCCGGCGGACTGGGGCGGCGTTGCGATGTTGAAGAACTCGCAGGGCAATTACCTGTTCGCGAATCCGATCGCGTATTCATCGACGATGTCGCTCTGGGGGACGCGGCTGGTTCTGTCATCGCAGATGACCGCGGGCAACTTCCTGGTCGGCGCGTTCCGCGGCAACTCGCTCATCCTCGACCGCGAGGAAGTGAATGTGCGGGTGGCGGAACAGAACGTGGACGACTTTGAGAAGAACATGCTCACCATCCTCGTGGAAGAGCGGCTCACGTTGCTGATCTTTACCGCGGCGGCGTTCGAGAAGGGCGTTACGCCGGTGGTCGTCGCGGCGGGCGGCGGCGCCGCTCGCCGGTAACCTTCAGTTTCCCGTGACGGCTGAATCACGGGGGAAGCGCCGGGACCGGGCGCGGCGAGGCCATAGCCGCCGTGTCCGGTTCGGCGGTATAAGAACTCCTTGTACCCTGCGACGTTCCGGCCGCGGGGATTGTGCCGGAACCGGGCGCGGCGGGGTGATGGCCGGCGCGTCCCGGTTCGGCGTTTTGGTGCTCCATGACCGACGATCAACCGAAGCAGAAGCCAGAGCGGACGCCCGAGAACAAAGCACTCGGATACGAGAACAAAGCTGCGACGAAACGCAAACCGGCGAAGAAGGCGGCGAAACATGAGACTGCTCGCGATTGAGCGGATCACCGGGCCGACGGATCTCCCGGTGACGGTGGACGAGTTCATCGACCACGGGCGGCTCAACGGGCTCACCGTCGATCGGCAACCCGATCTGATCCACCGCGAACTGGCCGCGGCGACGATGCGGGCCGAGCGGTATCTGCGGCGCTCGATCATGACGCAGACGCTCAAGGGGTACTGGGATCTCGACCACCGGGGATGCGATACGGCGATCGTGCTCCCGCGCGGGCGAGTGCAGAGTGTAACGACGGTGAGCGGGGCGTCGGGTGCGCCGGTGCTCGATCCGGCGGCGTATCAGGTGATCGGTCCTGTGATCACGCTGCAATCCGCGGCGTATATGCGGATGGCCGTCGTCTGGGTGTCGGGCTACGGCGACGAGCCCGCCGATGTGCCGGATAGCGTCCGCGAGGGAATCCTCGAGTACGCGACGGTGCTCTACTGCGACCGGCTGGGCGGGCGCGAGTCGCGGTATGCGAACGCCGCGGCGAAGCTGCCGCGCGGGATCGAGGATCTCTGGCGCGGCGAGCAGATCGAGATCGGGGGATAGGTGGTGACGGGTGAGTAAATACACTGGCAGGGGCGCGAAGTTTTCAGTCGAGGGAACCGAGGTCGCGCAGGTCCAGTCGATCGGATCGATCGACATAACCGCGGATGAGACGGAAGTGACCACGTTGGACAATGCGAGCGGTTTCAGGGAGTTCCTGCAAACCTTCAAGGATGCCGGCGAGATGCCGCTGACGCTGGTCTGGGACCCGGCGCTGCCGTCGCACGGGCCGGAAGCGGGCGGGCTCTGGGAGTTGTTCATCAGCGGCGCAACCAAAAGCATGAAGATCGAATGGGCGACGGTTCCACCCTACACGGCGACGTTTCAGGGCGTTGTCAAGTCGTACCCAACTCCGCAGGCGACGCCCGACGACGCGCTCATGGCCGAGGTGTCGATCCGCGTTGCCGGAACGGTGACGCTGGCGCCGTCCGTCCTCCCGCCCGCCTATACGCGCACCGGCGCAACCGGGGACCGGCGGTCCATGATCACGGTCACCAGTGACTATTCGCACGGCAGCAGGATGGATGCTCTTGTCAACGGCACACAGACGAACGAGTTCTTCTTCGGGACTGATCCCGTCGCGGGGAAGCAGATCCTGTTCGCTTTCGACTACCAATACGCGATCGATGAGGCGCGGTGGTATCAGTCGGGCGCGGACGCTCACGGCACATGGCGATGGCAGGGGAGCAACGATCTGAGCGCGTGGGCAAACATCGGCTCGCCGTTCGTTCTCGGCGGCGCCGCCATGCAGACGCAGACCGCGCTGAACGGCAACACGGCGGCGTATCAGTACTACCGGCTGCTCGGCGTGAGCGGCAACGCGAGCAACAGCGGGTACGTGCGGGAGGTGGAGTTCCGCATATCGCCGCCGCACAACCGGACGGCTGAAACCGCCTGGCTGACCGGCGATCGCCGCGCGTCGATCACGATGACGAGAAACGGCGTCGGGTCGGCGGATAACGCACTGTTCGACGGATCGTACAGCAACACGTTTTTCGCCGGTGGATCTGTCGCGGGCTGGTGGCTGAGATTCGATTTCGGCTCGCCGAAGCGGATCGACGGTGCGCGGTGGATCGCGAGCGGCGAGTGGACTCTCGGCGAGTGGAAATGGCAGTACAGCGATGACGGCGCGGCGTTCACCGATGCCGGGCCGGCGTTTTTGCTTGCGCCGGCGAACGGTCCGGTGAACGGGCCGACCTGCAACATGTACTCGATGTCCGCGCATTCATCGCCGCATCGCTACTGGCGGATGCTCGGCGTGACCGGCAACTGGGACGCGAGTTCCTATGCCCGCGAAATCGAGTTCCGTCAGGCGTGAGGGGTGAAACCAATGAGCGGATGGCATGACTCCACGATGAAGGCGGCGGAAGAGATCGCCGCGGCGCTCGCGACGGCGGGCGACGGGGCATTGTCGCATCTGAAAGCGGTGCAGCAACACATCGACAACGCGATCGAGGCGCTGGAGAGCAGTCTGGCCGGGGATGACGACGAGGGCGAGGACGATCCCGACGAATGACGGCGGGTAAAATTGCTTGGCATGAGATGATCGAAACGAGACGCTGGCGTTAGGCTTATGACCGCATCCGATCTCAGCGAATGGATCGCCGTATTCCAGATGGAACTGATCCCCGACGGGCAGGGCGGATTCACCGAACAGGTGCCGATGGGTCTGGTCCCCGACCGGCCGGCGCACGTCGCGCGGCTCTCCGGCCAGGAACTCGCCGCCGCCGATCAGGTCGCGGGCCGGGTGCGGTATCACATCACGATCCGGTACGAGCCCGCCATCACAATCGCGTGGCGCGTGCTCTGGCGCGACCAGCTGCTAGACGTGATCGATGTGGCGAACGTCGATAACGCCGATGCGTGGCTGACGATGAGATGCGAGCGGAAAGAGGCGGGGGCGCAGTGACGGCCAGCTTCCTCGATCACACGCTGATGGACGCCCGCTCGATCGCCGGGAGAGAGACGCCCGACGACGGTCTGGGACTGACCCTGCGTCTGTCGTGCGGTCACCGGATCTGGTTCGCGTCCGAGCCGCGGGGAGCCGTCTATTGCGGGGTATGCCTCGATCATCTGGTGCAGCAGATCCGCGAGATACAGGCCGGGCAGGCGCCGCTGTGAAGTGGGTGGCGGTCTGGTATACGGTCATTGCGTTCGGTGCCGCGGTGCTGTTCCTGCGGCGCGGCGAGACGTGGATTCTGATTGTCGCCGTGATCGCGGCGTTCCTCGCGATGTGCTGCCGGATGCTCTGGTGGGAAGAGGAATAAACCGCGATGCCGCGCGGCATGTTCACCATCGACATCAGGGGGCTGGAGATACTCCGCAGGAACGTGGAGATGCTCAAACGCGAGTTCCCGGTCTGGCTGTTTCGCGCGAACGAGGAAACGGCGGTTGAGATCTTCGGCGCCGCCCGGGCGAATATCGTCGCGAACGATTCTTACGCATCCGGCGAACTCTACGAATCGATGTTGATCGAAGTGAAGGACCAGGGCCTGCGGATCTTCGTCGGATCCACGTCGCACTATGCGCCGTATGTCGAGTACGGGACCAGACCGCACTTCCCGCCGGTGTCCGCGATCCGCGAGTGGTGCCGATTGAAGGGGATTCCGGAAGCGGCGGCGTATCCGATCGCAAAGAAGATCGCCGAGCGCGGGACGCCGGAACAGCCGTTCTTTGCGCCCGCGGTTCAGGTGGCGCGGGGACGGCACATCAAGCGGCTGCGGGATCTGGTGACGGCGGCGATCAACGGGCGGCTGAAAAAGGCGGGCTGATGAGCATTCCCGACATGTGGGTCATCACCGATCATCCGAAGGACTTGCCGAACCACTTCGTTGCCAGACGTTGGGTCCATGGTGTTCCGACGGCGGAAGGGCTGGTGTCGCAGCATCTGGAGAACCTGCGAGCGCGGATGGAAGCGATGGGGCTGGTTTGCATACCGCGCGACGAATGCGACGATCCGGTGATTGTGGAATCCTGGCTATGAAGCGCCGGGGATCGGGCGATCTGCGGGACCAGTTCCGGACGCTGGACGATCCGATGCCGGATGTGACGCTGCCCGCCGGGCCGTATCCGTCGTTTGAGCGCGATCGTGAGCCCGTCGGGTGCTGGCGGGCCGATCCCGCGAAGCCGGGGCTCTGGCGCCGGTTCTGGGCGTGGGCTTTGCTCGGGTATCGCTGGCGCGACTGATTCCAATGCTTCCGCTATCCGCCGTACAGAAGGCGATCTACGAGGCGCTGACGCCCGCGCTCGCGCCGGTCCCGGTGCTCGACCTCGCCGGTCCCGACCAGTTGTATCCCTACGTCACGATCGGCGAGTTCACCGGCGAGCAGAACGATCCTCTGATCGAGCACGGGACAAACCTCGAGGTCAACGTGCACACCTGGTCGCGGTATCCCGGCATGGCCGAGACGCAGCGGCTGATGGAGACGGCGCAGTCGGCGCTCGACCGGCAGCGGTTCGCGATCGAGGGCGCTCAGTGGGTCGATACGATCTGGATCTTCGCGCAGACGCTGCGCGATCCCGACGGCGTGACGCGGCACGGCGTGCTGCGCTTTCGCGTAGTTCTGTTCAGTTAAATCACTAATTCAGTCTGGAGGGTAAACAATTGGCGAAATACACGGGTAGAGGAGCGACCTTCTCGGTCGAAAGCGGAACACCGGGAACGTATGCGGAGGTAGCACAGGTGCAGTCGATCGGATCGATCGATATAACGGCGGATGAAACGGAAGTGACCACGCTCGACAACGCGAGCGGCTTCCGCGAGTTCCTGCAAACCTTCAAGGACGCGGGAGAGATGCCGTTGACCTTGGTATGGGATCCGGCGCTCCCGTCGCACGGGCCGGAAGCGGGCGGGCTCTGGGAGTTGTTCATCTCGGGCGCAACCAAAAGCATGAAGATCACCTGGGCGACGGTTCCGCCCTACTCGGCGACCTTCGACGGGTTCGTCAAGTCGTTTCCGACGCCTCAGGCAACGCCCGACGACGCATTGATGGCCGAGGTGTCGATCCGCGTTGCGGGGACGGTCACACTGGAGGAAGCCGGGGCGGTGGCGTAAGGTATGCAAAAGATCGTAAACGGAACCGCCGCATCTCCGCGGCGGTTGTCGAAGCCGGTCACGGTCATGCTCGATCGCGAGCGGGAACTCGTCTACGACCTGAACGCGATCTGCTCGTTTGAGGAAGCGACGGGGCTCTCGGTTGTCGATGCTCTTCGCAGTCTCACCATGACCAACATACGCGCCCTGATCTGGGCGGGTCTGCTGGTGGACGATCCGGCGCTCACGCTCAACCAGGCGGGGGCGCTGATCCGGTTCACCGATATCGCCGCCGTCACGCAGTCATTGCGCGATGCACTGCGGTCGGATCTGGCGCAGGCGGATGACGCCGAGCGCCCTACGAACGAGACGGCGGTGGTCAACGGCGCATCGACTGGGGCCGTCTCTGGTCTGTCGGCAGATACAACCTCCGACTCTCCAATAGCGATTTCTGGCGTCTGACGCCGCGGGAGTTCTCGCTGCTGTGCGAAGCTCACCGCGAGCAGGAACGCGCCGCCGACTACCGCGCCGGGGTGGTGGCATCGCTCGTCTCCGCGTGGGTCCGCAAGAAGCCGTTGCAACCTGCTGACCTGTTCGTATCGCTCCGGACCGGGGCCGCGGCATCGGGCGTCAACGGACGCGGCCAGACGCCGGAACAGCAACTCGCCATCTTCAAAAGCATTTTCTCTGACCGGCTTGTGATCAGGAACTAGACTTCCTATGGGTGGATTCTCCAACGTACTCGGATCGTTGTCTGTCGTCATCGGCGCCGAGATCGATGATTACCTCAACGATCTCGCGCGGGTGTCGAAGGAAGCCGGGACTGCCGTCGGCGAGGTCGAGAAGAAGTTCGAGGGGCTCCAGACGGTAGGAACACAGATCGCCGGTCTGGGTGCGGGGCTCACCGCCGGGATAACACTGCCGCTCGCGGGATTGTCGGCGCTCGCTATCAGCGCGGCGGCGGATATGGACTCCCTGATGCGGGGGCTGACCGCTGTTGCGGGATCGTCTGAGGAAGCGGGCAGGCAGATGGCGCGGCTGAAAGAGGTCGCGAAACTGCCGGGGCTTGCGCTCGAGGAAGCAGTACAGGGATCGATCCGGCTGCAATCCGTCGGCGTGTCGGCAGAGCAGGCCGAACGCACGATGAAGGCATTCGGCAATGCACTGGCGACGGTCGGCAAGGGAGCGCCCGACCTCGAGGCGGTCATCTCGCAGCTTGTGCAGATGTCGAGCAAGACAAACGTCGTCGCCGAGGATCTGAAGCCGATCATGGAGCGCGTGCCACAGGTGGCCGCGATCATGAAGCAGGAGTTCGGGACGATCAATACGGAGGTGCTGCAAAAGCTCGGAGTCTCAACGAAGGAATTTACCGACAAGGTTATAGCGGGACTGGAGAGGCTCCCGGCTGTATCCGGCGGGGTGAAGAACGCGATGGAGAATCTCAGGGATTCTTCAAGGGCGGCGTTAACCTCGATCGGGCAATCGCTGATCCCGGTACTCGAGAAACTGACTCCGGTCATCGAGGGTCTGCTCGGCCAGGTGGTGAAACTGGCCGAATGGTTCCGAAATCTCCCGGCGCCCGTACAGGCAGCGGTGGGCGCGGTGGTAGCGTTCGCCGCCGCGCTCGGGCCGGTGCTGGTCGCGATCGGCGGACTCACCGCGGCGGTTGGCGCTGCGATGCCCGCGTTGACCGGGCTTGCCGTATTCTTTGGCACGTCGGTCGGCGCACTCGGCACATGGACGGCGACAATCGGTCTGGCGGTCGCCGCTCTGGCAATTCTCACTTCACAGGCGAGCGACACCGGCAATGCGGCGCGGGAACTGCACGATGCGCTCAACATGACATCAGAGGCCGGTGGCACATCGAAGGGCATCATTGATCAGGTCACCGAATCGCTGCGCGGCATGTTTGGCGTTTCGGATCAGGCGAGCGGATCGCTGAAGACGGTCAACGAGACGGTGAAGGAAAGCTCCGACCTTGCTAAGTTCTTCTCCGAGAAACTGGAGGAACTGAGGATTAAGTGGGAACAGTTCCGGTGGACTGACTACATCAGCCCGCTCGGCGTGTTCAACAAACTGCTGCGCGATACAGCCGAGGTTGTTTCCACGATTCGCGGCGTGTTCCCCGATATGGAGAAGGCGGGGACCAAGGCGCTCGAATCGCTGCAAAAGTCTAATCAGAAGTCCGCGTCTGACGCTGCGGCGAACGCGATGGCAATCGATGCAGTTGCGAAGAAACAGCGCGAGGCAGCGGAGGCCGCAGCAAAAACGGATGCAGCACTAAAGAAGAAAGCGGCTGCGGAGAACGCGGCTGCGAAAACGGCGGCGGATCACGCCAGAGCGGTCGCGGATGCATGGGACTCGGCGCACAAGCGATACGACCTCGCCGCGAAGGACGCCGAAAAGAACCGCAAGTGGTTCGAGGACGCCTACAAAAAGATCGAGCAACTCGACCGGGATCTCGAGCGAAGCGCGGCGCAGTTAGCGACCAACTTCGCCAAAGCCCATCTCGAGATGCAGAAGGCGGCGACGGAGACGGTCAACGTCATCGTGCCGCTGACGCAGCGCATACCGCCGGAAGTACAAGCCGTCATCAAAGCGAATCAGGATCTCGAAAAGGCGTACAAAACGCTCGGCATGACGAGCGCCGAGGAACTGGCGAAACAGTGGAAGGCGACCGCCGAAGCATACGATCTGATCGTCGCTAAATCAGGCGAGGCGTCGGATGAAGCGGGCCGCGCGTGGATCGCGATGGAGGAAGCGCGGGTCAAAGCGACCGTCGCGGCGGGCGGCATCATCACCGAAGAGCAGAAAAAAACGCTCAAGGAGATGAAGGAGCTCTATCCTCCGATCGAGGATGCGACGAGGGAGCATCAGGAAAAAACCCGCTCGCTCTGGCAGGACTGGGCAGATGACATCTCGGGGATTCTCGGCGGGTTCGCCCAGGCGGTGTTCGACCGGCTGATGCACGGCTCGCAGGAGAACGAACGGCTGGATGAGGAAACCGCGAAGCTTCAGCAATCCCTCGCCGATCGTGCCGTCGAATACGAAGACTATGTGGCGGAGGTGAACGGCGAACTCGATCAGTTGCACGCCGACTACGTCGCCGATATCGACGCCGAGACGGAAGCGCTGGCCGCGCAGCTTGCCGACGCTGCGGGGGAATGGGACGAGTACGTACAGGACGTGGCGGACAATATCGCCGCCATCCATGAAAAGCACCAGTCCGCGATCGAGGGCGAGCGCGAGAGGACGGTCGAGGCGATAGCGGACAAGACCGAGGCGTATGAAAAATACGCGGAGGATGTAGCCGAGCGGATCGGCGAAATCCAGGAGAAGTGGGACGAACAGCTTGCGGATGAAACCGAATCGCTGCGGGCGGCACTGGCCGAACGTCAGGAAGACTATGACGACTTCGTAGAGGACGCCAACACCAAACTCTCGCGGCTCGGCGGCAAGTACAGCGAGAACATCGAGGACGAGACGCAGGACACCGAGCGGAGCATCCGTGACCGCGAGAAGGACTACGCACGGTACGCGGAGGATGTAGCCGAAAAGATCAAAAAGCTCCGCCTGAAAAACAAGGGGCAGTACAGCGACGAGGAAGGCGACCTGGAGCGTTCGCTGAAGCGCAAGAAGGAAGACCTCGATCAGTACGTCGCCGATCAGCGGGCTGATCTCGAAGAATACAGGCGTGAGCAGCAGGAGCGTCAGTCGCAGGAAGAAGCGGACCTGAAAACCTCGATGGATCGCAAGACGCGCGACCACGAGCAGTATCTGGCAGAAAACAAAGCAAAGCAGGACGGCGCCTACGCGAAATATCAGGAGGGGCTGACGAAGGAGGTCGGCGCGCAGCAGAAATCGCTGGCTGAACGCCAGACCGATCTGGCCACATTCGTGACCGAGAAGACGGCGGCGCTCGACCGTTCCGTCGCCAGTCACCAGGCGGCGGAAGAGAAAGAGATCGAGCAGCAGCGCACCGCGATGGCGACGAAAAAGACGGAGTACGACACTCACGTCAACGAACTGATCGCCGCATCGGAGCGCCGGAAGGGCGAGATCGCGAAGCATTACGAGGACGAGACGGCGAACCTCACGACCGAACTCGGCAAGCAGACGACCGAATACAACAAATGGGTCACCGGCATCACCGGACCCGGCGGCGAACTGGAGAAGCTGAAGGAAGCGCACCGCACGGTCTGGGACGACATCAAGGGATTCGGTATGAATGCGATCAGCGATATCGGGGCATCGCTTATGGACCTGATCAGCGATCGCATACTCGGCAAGGTCACCAAGGCTCTGGGCGAAACCGGTCTGGGCGGGATACTCGACACGCTCGGCGAGAAGATCGCCGGACTGATCGGCAGTTCCGGTGATGTCGTCGCGGGTGTCGCGGGCGGCGCGGGAGAAGCAGCGGGTGCAGCAGGAAGCGCCGGCGGCACGGCGGCGAAAGTGGGCAGCGGTCTGATGGGGACGATCGGCGCGATCGGCGGCGTCGTCAGTGCCATATCCGGCGTCATCGGAAACTTCCAGATGGCGGGGATGAATAAGACGCTTGACCTGATCGAGAAGGAAACCCGCGAATCGAAAATCCACTTACAGCACATTCTGGAAGACGGCGTGAACAAGTATCTCCCGAAGTTGCCAGAGATCGCGGGTTACCTGTGGAACACATTCACGCCCGCGTTCGCTTCGCTGATGACGACTGCCGAAACCATGAACGATCGCCTGTTTGCCATCAGCACCAACACCTACGGCGGGACCGGAACCGCTCTGAACAATCAGTTATTGGTGCTCATGGAGATCCGCGATTCGCTTGTCGCGAGGCCGCCCGCGGTCACTATCGTCGTTAACGGTGCGGCTGGTCCTCAGGCAACCGCCGACGCGGTGGCGCTCAAACTCCAGGGAGTCATGCTTTGATCCCGCGCGTGCTGATCGAGGGCTCCGACGTATCCGGCGCGGTGATCCACGAGTCGCTGCGGATTCACGAGGACTCGCAAAGCCGCGTGCCTACGGCTGAGTTCACCGCGATGCTCGCCGCGCAGCCGGCGCGGTGGGACGAGGACCGGTGGGATCAGGCCGAATGGTCGATCCAGCTGGAGGAACTGAACCGCGTCACGATCCTCGACCAGACCACTGGACGGAAGCGGTTCGGCGGGCAACTCTCCTACATCGACTACTCGCGCCCGAAGCCGGGGAGGATCTTCGTCAAGTGCCGGTGCGCCGGCTATGCGGCATGGCTCGAACACATCCTCGTCCCGTTCGAGGATTTCGGCGTTACGCACTCGGACCAGTACATCCTCAAGCACCTGATCGACACCTACGCCGCGGGACTGCTGGACTCATCAGGCATCGAGCAGATCCTGCCGGTCGTCGCGCTCGGCGTAGTCGAGAACCAGACGCTGCGCCAGGTCTTCGACTGGATCGCGGACCTGTCGAATGCCTGGTGGTCGGTGACACCGGACGCGAAGGTGCTCTACAGGCGTCCGAATGCGGTTCTGTCGCCGTACAGGTTCACCGACGATGCGCCCGATGGCGTGACCTCGTTCAGGTACGCGCTCGAGGGATTCTCGAGAGACTTCGCGCGTCCGATCAATCACGCGGTGGTAATCGGCGGCGTGCTCGCCGACGGCAACGCGCTGACGGTGCAGTACTCCGACCCGCTCTCGATCGACGCCTACGGCAAGTGGTCAACGACGATCCTCGACCGGGGGCTCACTGACGCGAACGAGGCGATCCTGCGTGCTCAGGCGGTGGTGCAGGCCAACGCCTACCCGCTCGCCAACGGCTCGCTGGTGACCTACGCGGACGAGTTCGCCGCCGGCGACTACGTGCAGATCGAGACGGAGGATTACGCGATCAACGATCCGTTCGTTCTGCACTCCTGCGAGATGAAGCAACTGAACCGGACGACCACGCAGTACACCTACGGCTTCGGGCCGCGGCGACCGGATGCCGAGCGTCTGCTGCGGGTGCTCGAGCGGTTCATGCGGGCCGAGGCGGGGCTCGGGTCGATGACCGGAGTCTCGACGCCGGCGGCGGGCTCGATCACCGAGGACATGCTCGATGAGAGCTTCAAACTGAACGCGAACGCGCTCTACGGCTCGATCTCGGGTGACGAGGTCACCGTAGCGGCGGGAACGATCATCGGCGAGATCGGCGGCGAACTGGTGACGGTGGACGCCGGGACGATTCAGGGCGTCATCACCGGCGACGATGTCCACGTCGATACGGGCACGTTTCAGGGGCTGATCATCTCGGATCAGTTAGCCAACGGCATCATTGACGATCTCGGCAAGTTCGCGGACAGCACAAGGCCGATCCCGGTTTACGAGGGAATGCCGACGCTTCCGAACGCTGATCTTCCGGCGAACGCTTATTTCTTCAACAACGCGAACGGTCACTTCTATCGCGTGGATGCGGGCGGAACGACGGCGACCGATCAGGGGACGAATCCCGACGCGCTCGCCGGGACGATGAAGCTGTACAGCATCGGCAAGGTCAACGTCCAGTCGTTTATCGGTCTGATCGCGGCGAACCAGATCGGGAGCGTCAACGCCGGAACCATCATCGGCTCGATCACCGCGGGGCAGTCGATCACGATCGATGCGTCGGTCCTTCAGGGGACCGTTACGGCTGGTCAGGACGTGGTGATCAATACATCGGTGCTCGAGGGGACCATATCCGGAACCAGCGTGAACATCGACGCGAACCGCGTCACGCTCGGCGTGATGCAGGGGACGCGGGTTGAGAATCTCCGCGGCGAGACGATCAATATCGGGTCGGTGGATTCGTCCCGGCTGAACGCAACCGAGATCCGCGTTGGCGGCGGCGGCTCGAAGCCGGGGAAGTTTACGGTCTTCAACTCGAGCGGCTCCGAGATCGGGTTTATCGGCGTCAACGGTAGCTCAGAGGGCGGGTGGTTCAAGACGCTCGGCGTCGGCGGGACGACCAAGGACACGCCGATCATCAAGGCCGACGCGCTCGGCAAGGTCACGATTACCAATGCAGACTTCACGATCTCGACGGCGTCGAACGGCAGCGTGAATATCTCAACGACGACGTTCGACCCGACCTACTCGTCGGTCGGCCTGGGCGTGACCGACCCGTCGGGGATGTACAAGACGACGACGGTGTCGAAGGGCGTTGTGGGCTATTACGGCGCGAACCAGTTGTTCAGCATCAACGTCGATCCCGGTGCGCCGACGTGCGGCGAGATGGTACTCCGCAACAACGGGACGATCATGATGGTCCTCTCCGGTGTGAGCGGCCTGGTGGATGCGACGAGGTTCGCGATTCGCGGCGCAGGCAATGCGTACAACATCGACATTCCGATTCCCGGCGGGCTGACGATCCGGATCAAACACGGTCTTGTGTACGGCTATAGCTGAGGTGTAAAGGATGCAGACAGAGTATCGGTTCGAGGGAAAGACGCTGGCATTTTTCGAGCAGCAGTACGCGCAGCTTGCGACGTTGCAGCAGGGCATCAGCGGCGCCCTGTCGCTCCTGCTGAATCAGGAGGGGCTGGAGGGCCAGTGGTCGGTGGACTGGCCGAACCGGCGGCTGGTACGTCAGGACGCGCAGCCGCGGGAACAGGAGACAACCGCGCATGAACTCGCTCGTAACGGACTCGGGTAACGGCATCGGACCTCTGGCGATCCCGCCGTTTCCGGTGACGCCGGTGTTCCCGGCGCCGGTGTCGCCGGGTCAGGTGGTGTCGTCTACAGGCTTCGGCAACGTCGTCCGTCAGGCGCTGATCGACCTGTGGACGAACGTCCAGCATGTCGGCACGCACGCCGGGACTTCGGTTCCTGAGACGCGGCAGGTCATCGCGGGCTCGGGACTGGGCGGCGGCGGCGCTCTGACGGCGGACGTGACGCTGACCGCCGACGTGACGACGGTGTTCGGGCGGACGGGCGACGTGGTGCTCACCGGGGCTGATATCGCGGCGGGCGGCGGGGTTCCGGCATCGCGTCAGGTGATCGCGGGCGCGGGCCTGTCGGGCGGCGGCGATCTGAGCGGGGACCGGACGCTGGCGGTGGTGGACAATACCAGCGTCCAGAAGATCGGCGCTCTGGTCAACGGGTCACTGATCGGGACGCGCTCAAAGCTCAACCTGATCGCGGGCGCCAGCGTGGTTCTCAGCGGCGCGGACGACGCCGGGAACGATCGTGTGAACATCACGATCAACTCCACTGGCGGCGGCGCGGGAGGATCGCAGACACCGTGGTTGAGTGATATCGACGCGGCGGGGTTCCGGCTGCTGAACACGGGCTGGATCGGTGTCGGACACAACGCGCCGAACGCACCGATTGACATCTACAGGATCAATCCAGGCGGGGTAGGACCGGAGATAGTACTGCGAAGTCAGGGAGCGACCGCAGGAGAAGAAGCTCGCATCAGCTACTGGGGCGGCGGATCGGCGCGTGCATCGCTGCACTGGTCCCTTGATGTTGCCAGCGGATACGGCGGACAGCTTGACGTGAAATTCGGGCAGACCACAGATATAAGTGCGCTCGCGTCGGTGGCGCAGTTCCGCTCCAGTCAGGTCACGTTTCCGGTTAACGTCGGCATCGGCAGTGTCGGGCCGGATTGCAGACTCGAGGTATGGGGCGGCAAGGGATGCCGCATCGCCGAGGGTTCCGGCGCATTGCCCGCGAGCGGGTCGGGGCTGGAGTTCCACTACGTCCCGACCGTGAATGGCGGGACGGCATTTATGTTCAGCTGGGATCGTACAGCAAACGCGGGCAAGAGACTGATCATCAACGCGAGCGATATTACTCTGTCTGGAACGACGGGTATATATCTGGGCGGCGTGACGACAACTGTACCGCCCGCCGCGAGCAACCAGATCTACAAGGATGCAAGTGGATTTCTCAAGATCGCGTGAATCCAGGGAGAGACAAAAACATGTACACACTCATCGCGCAATTCCCCCGGCAGCAGGTATGCCGCGACCGGCAGTACACCGGACTGCTTCGCTGGTCCGCCGGATGGCTGAATCTGGCTCTGCCGACGGAGAAACCGCCGGAGGACTTCGTGAGGCAGCGCATCATTGCGGGCAGGGTCGCGACCAATCCCGATGTCTACGTCGGGCAGACGATCAACGCGGTCGCCTCGCGTCAGGACATCCAGACCAACATCCGCGAACACCTGAACGCCTTCAACTCCGAAGCCGTCGAGGCCGCGATGGACGCGCAGCTTGACACCGCGCTCGGCAACATCATGCCGACGTACTGCGCGGGAGTGGTGAGCGATCAGGAAGTGGAGAACTGGTACGCGCAGAACGGCTACGGATCAGTCAATCCGCAGTCGCCCGCGGGCGCGTTCACGCAGCCGAGGATGTGATCGGATGACATACGAAGAATCCGCCGCGCTCGCCAAAGACCTGGTGTTTCAGGGGCGCGTGAAGATCGCCGCGCTCAGAGTCGCCGTCGCCGTGCTCGCCGAAGATCCGGCAACGCCGGCGCACATCGCCCGCTGGCGCCGGGCGATCCAGTGGATCGCGCAGCCGGATTACGAGGCGCAGCAACTACAGCCGCTGGTCGTCATCGATCCGGCGGTGGACGCCGCCGGCGCGGCGATCGCCGCCGGCGCGCG